CCCAAGACCAGCAAACAATCTCGTGGTGGGTGGCCCTGCGTATTTTACGCCTGAAGGTTATCAAGCCCCTGTTCAACCACAAGAGGCTTTTATGCCAACTAGAACAGGATATGATCCAATTCGGGATCAATTTAATAGACCTCCAGCGCCTATGCCGATGCCAGCACCTGCACCAGCGCCTACACCAGCACCACCCCCAACAGGAGGAGTAGGAGATCCTGCGCCTTATATGCCAGCTCCAGCTCCAGTAACAGAACCAGTTATGCCACCGCCTTTACCTGAAGGATATGAGTATGACCAAGATGGAAATATTGTACTTATTAATGAACCAACACCTGAACCAGTATTTACACCTCCACCTCCACCTACAATGCCAGAGCCTAATGGATTCTTTCCAGGCGTAACACCTGACTTTTCAAACTTAGACTTTAGTGGATTGTCAGACTTAAACTTAGAGGACATGGACTTTAGTAACTTACCAGTTCCTCCTCCACCGCCTCCACCTAGAATTCCTGTGATTGAAGACATGGATTTTACTAATATGCCAGATTTTTCAAACGTACCTGGAATACAAAATATAGACTTTAGTGGATTACCACAATATCAAATGCCAGCACCAACAATGCCAGCTCCAGTTCAAACGCAAGGAACTCCTATTGGTGAAATGCCTCTAACCCCTGAACAACTTGCAAGAAAAAAAGCAGAAGAAGAAGAAAGAAAGGCTGAAAGCATAAAAAATGCAATAGCGAAATATGGCAGTGTAGAAAATAGACAAAAAAGCATTAGAGAAGCTTTGGCAACTCCAGCCCCAATATACACACCCCCACCTAAAATGGAAGAAATGTTTGAAGATTACGATTATGGAAACCCAAATTTAAGAGACAGAGGAATGTTTGGGCCTAGAAGATAAAATAACACAGGCAGGAGAGAGCCATGGATACTGTAAATTTAGCAGAATATTTATTTAAAAATTTAAGAAAAAGAGAACAGAACACCGTTGACATCATTGCTGGGGGCAATGTAAGATCGATGGAAGATTACAAGTATATTATGGGAGAGTTATCGGCGATTCGATCCCTTATAGAAGATTTAAAAGAAACGCTGCAAATGGAAGATAACGATGAGTAAAGATGTCGCAAAAAAAAATGAAACTGAATCTGAATTAGACAAAGCATTTGTCAGTTCTGAAACTAAAGTTTTAGACCCCACCCTACTAAAAAAATCCTTACTAGATAGAATGCCCGATCCATCAGGATGGCGTTTATTGGTATTGCCGTACAAAGGCAAAGGAGTAACTGATGGTGGCATTCAATTAATAAAAGAAACTGTAGACAGAGAAGCTTTGTCCACAGTTATATGCTATGTGCTAAAGGTTGGACCTTTGGCCTACCAAGATGAAAATAAATTTGGCAACGAAGCATGGGCTAAAAAAGGAGATTGGATCCTTATTGGCAGATATGCTGGCACTCGTTTTAAATTAGAAGATGATCACGAAGTTCGCATTATTAATGATGACGAAGTGATTGCTACAATTTTAAACCCAGACGACATTAAATCTTTATAGAGGTAAATCATGGCAGAAGAAGCAACAAACATTGATGTAGAAATTACAGACGAAAAAATTGAAAAAGCAGCAGTTCCAGAGCACAAAAGAGTTGAAGACGAAGTGCAGGAAGATTCAGTTGATATTGTCCTAGACGAAAAAGCTGAACAAGCATCTCCAGTTACTGAAGATGAAATCAAAGAAGATTTTGAAGCGTCTCCTCAAGTAGAGGAAAAAGCAAAAGATTTATCTGATGTAGAAAAAAGAGCATCACTTGCACAAAATAGAATTAACAAAGCAGTGGCCCAAGCCAAAGAGTTTCAAAGAAGAGAACTTATGGCTGTTCAGTACGCCAAAGATTTGAAAGATCAAAACGAGCAATTAAGACAGTCGCAAAAATCCTTTCAATCAAGTTATGGTGATGAATTTACTAATCGAGTTGAATCACAAATAACTTTAGCAAGACAAGCTTTAAAACAAGCCAGCGAAGCTCAAGATGCAGAAGCAATAGCTAGTGCAACTGAAGCTTTAACTATGGCTACATCAGATAAAGCAAGGCTTGAACAATATAGGCAACAGCAAAAACAATACGAAGAACAAGAAGCCGCTTATGTAGAACAAGCGCAAATTCAACAACAACCTCAAGAAACTATTGAAGAGTATAATGAGCCATCACCTAAGTCTCGTGATTGGGCCAAAAAGAATTCTTGGTTTGGACAAGACCAAGTTGCAACCTCTGTTGCCTTTGCAGTTCATAAACAATTAGAGAACGAAGGCTTTGACTTAGACTCAGATGAGTATTATAGTGAGATTGATAAGAGGGTACAACGCGAGTTGCCCCACAAGTTTAACGTGGAAGCGGACAAAAAACCCGTCCAGACAGTCGCTTCAGCCACACGCAACACATCGACAGGACGCAAACAAAATCGTATCGCCTTGACACCGAGCGAGCAAGCATTAGCTAAAAAGCTTGGAGTGTCATTTAAGGACTACGCAATACAAAAAGCGAGGCTAGAAAAATCATGACAGAAGGAAAAGATAAAGTGATTGATGATAAGGATGTTAGAACTTCAAGGAGTGCTGACACTAGAGCAAAAGAGGACAGGCCAAAAGTTTGGAAAATGCCTTCAGCTTTAGAGCTACCAGAAGAAGCTATTAAAGCAGCTGAATCTCAAGGCATAACTTATCGTTGGATCAGAGAGGCCATACTAGGACAAGATGACAAAACGAATGTCTCAAAAAGATTTCGTGAAGGATTCGTTCCAGTAAGACCTGAAGAACTTCCAGGATTTCATGATTTGCCTACAGTCGATGATGGTCGGCACGCTGGAATTATAGGAGTGGGTGGATTGATACTGTGCAAAATTGATAAAGAAATCGCAGATCAAAGGAATGAATACTTTGAACAACAAACCCAAAACCAAATGACAGCTGTAGAAAACGACCTAATGCGTGAAGAGAACCCATCGATGCCTATTACAACAAATAGATCATCGAAGGTTACTTTTGGTGGAAGCGGTAAGTAATTACAACTTCTAAAATAAAATTTAACTAGGAAACTATTATGGCAAATACAAATGCTAAATTCGGTTTAAGACCTATAGGAAAACTTGGTAGCAGTTCTAACAGCACTGGTACTACTGAGTACGATATTCTTACAGGTACAACCGGAAGTATCTTTACAGGCGACCCGGTAAAAATGGTTAACACTGGCGGCATTGCAGTCGCTGCTGCTGGCGATTTACTGTTGGGAGTCTTTCAAGGATGTAGATATACTGATTCAGCTGGCGAAGTGATTTATTCACCTTACTGGCCGACCACAACTGCATCTTCTGACGCGGTGGCTTTCGTAGTTGACGATCCTAATGCTTTGTTTGAAGTTCAAAGTGCTGCTACAGGTAGTGTGGTACAAACAGTTGTCGGTTTAAACGCTGATATTGTTTACACTGCTGGTAGTACAGTAAACGGACGATCTAATGTAGATCTAAGTGGAACTATGGCTACAGGCACAGCTCAGTGTAGAATTATTGGATTTTCTAACGACCCAGAGAATAACGCTCTAGGAACTGGAAGTCTTTCTACTTACGTCAATATGATTGTTAAAATTAACGAGCACTTATACGCTCAAACAACGGGAGTATAACAATGGCGATTAATAGATCACAATTAGCCAAAGAGCTAGAACCAGGTCTGAATGCGTTATTTGGAATGGAGTACAATCGTTACGAAAACGAACATGCTGAAATCTTTGAAACCGAGTCATCTGACCGTGCTTTTGAAGAAGAAACAATGATCGTTGGTTTCGGGAATGCTAAAGTAAAACAAGAAGGAAATGCGGTTGAATTTGATTCAGCTTCTGAAGGCTTTACTGCAAGGTATTCACACGAGACTATCGCGTTAGCGTTTGCTCTTACTGAAGAAGCAATTGAAGACAACCTATATGATAGATTAGGAGCTAGATATACAAAAGCTCTAGCACGATCTATGGCTCATACTAAGCAAGTAAAAGCAGCTGCTGTTTTGAACAACGCTTTCTCATCCAGCTTTACTGGTGGAGATGGTGTTGCTCTAGTAAGTACAGCTCACCCATTAGCTGGTGGCGGTACTTTAAGCAACAGACCTAGCACTTACTCTGACTTAAATGAGACTTCGTTGGAAGATGCAATTATCTCTGTATCAACTTTCACTGATGACAAAAGCATGATTCTTGCCCTACAGGGCCAGAAACTAATCATTCCACCACAATTACAATTTGTGGCAGATAGATTGCTTAACACACCAGGTAGAGTTAGTACCTCTGATAATGACATCAATGCTATTAAGAACATGGGAATGGTCCCAGGTGGTTACGCAGTTAACCATTTCTTAACAGACAACGATGCTTGGTTCTTGTTAACAGACTGTCCTGACGGATTTAAACACTTCGAGAGATCTGCTCTTTCAACTTCTATGGAAGGTGACTTTGATACTGGCAATGTCAGATTCAAAGCTAGAGAAAGATATTCTTTCGGATTCTCAAATCCAAGAGCTGTCTTTGCATCACAAGGTGCATAAATCCAATTTATTGGTAAAGGGAGCTTCGGCTCCCTTTTTTTTATTTATAATAAAGTTTGTTTAATTTAAGTTAATAAGTGTATAATTCAACAAAAACCTGTGAGGTTTTATGAATACAGCTTTACACGATTCAATAAGTCTAGCGAATTCACCATGTGTAGGAGTTTGCTCGACATCAATGGCCCCATTCGATGACCGATGCCAAGGGTGTGGTAGAACTGTCGAAGATATTAGAGACTGGGAAACTTTTTCAGAGTTTAGTAAAAAAATAATCAATGTAAAAAATTGGTTAGATGGTTATAATATTAGACAGAAGAGAGATAGGATAAACACCATGGCAGATCATTCAGACGAAAAACTAAAAGACATCGAGGGTAGATTAATTACCATTCAATCTTTAATTGAAATGACAGGCCAAGACATATTAGACTATTTTGGCAAAGATCCGGCTGTAAAAGATGCATATCAATCTCTTGTTCAATCAAGAGAAGAAATATTAAAAACAAAACAAACTCTTCCCCATTTAGACTAATCTGATATATACTTTGGTTAGTATCTAGGATTAATTAATCTGTTTTACTGACTGACCTAGCAGACAAGCCAAGACAGTAGAACTTATTTCCCAGGAGGAAATTATGGCAAATTCAACATTTAGCGGACCAGTTAGGTCTGAAAATGGTTTTAAGGTAATATCAGTAAATAGCACTACAGGTGCTGAAACTGATGTTGTAAACATTGCATCAACAGGTATTGTTACTAACAAATATGTAAAACATGTAGGTTTTGTATCTGGTGTAACAGTAAATAGTACAGCAGGTGATTCACCAACTATAGGTACATTCGTACAACCAGCTAACACAATCATTACAGATATTAAAATTTTCTGTGACGTTGCTCCAGTTATTGGAACAGGTGATATTGGGTACGAAGTAGGTACATCTTCTTCAGGTGCACAAATTGTTGCAGCTCAGACTGATGAAATACTTGATGGGGGCACAACTGTTGTTGCTCACAATGTAACTGTAACAAGCTTAGTTCTACAAACTCAAGATGGAACAACAGCTCCAGCTTCTGTTCAATATACAGACACTGCAAGAAATATTTTCTGTAACATTACTAATACAGTAGATGCTACAACCGCAGGTTCTTTTACATTTATTATTGAATATACTCAAATAGCATAACGGAGTAAATTATGACAGGTCGAATGACAGGCTCAGATGTTCAAGGTAAATTTATTACCGCTGATACCCAAGCATTAGACGCAGATGGAATATCAGCAGCCGCTTCAGTTGGAAATAACGCAGCACTTACAATAGGTGGTGCGTTAGCTTCTGGTGGATCAGTTGCTCTTGATTCTGGAAGAATAGTTACTATTTTATCAGCTGGAGATGATTCAGCTATTTCTTTTACAGTTACAGGAACAGATGTAAATGGCGATGCTCAAACTGAATCTATAACAGGCGCTAATGCAGGCACAGCCACTGGAAGCAAATATTTTAAAACAATATCTGGTATATCAGCAGTTGGCAATCCAGCAGGTAATGTTTCAGCAGGAATTAATAATTCAGCAGCTGATGTTATTTTTGCAGGAAGATCTAGATTGCAAGGTTTAAATTTAGTTTGTTCTGGAACAGCTGGAAGCATTGATTTTTTAACAACTTCTCCAACAGGAACTAGTTTATTTAAACTTGGATCTGTAGCATCTGCTACAGTAACTAGAGATATCACCATTCCAGATAATGGATTGTTGTTTACTGATGGTATTTACATTCAATACACTCAAAGTACCTTTGGCACTATGACAACATTTTATGCATAATGCCTCGAAAAGCAGCAAAGCCGATTAGAAGAACAACTAGAGGCAAAGGAGCTAATTATCGCCCCACAAAAAGTGGGGCTGGTATGACTAGAAAAGGAGTTGCTGCTCATCGCAGAGCAAACCCAGGCTCTAAATTAAAAACAGCTGTAACAGGCAAAGTTAAAAAAGGTAGTAAAGCAGCCAAAAGACGTAAGTCTTATTGCGCTAGATCAGCTGGCCAACTTAAACGCAGTTCAGCTAAAACAAGAAATGATCCTAACTCAAGAATACGTCAAGCAAGACGAAGGTGGAAGTGCTAATGGCTAAAATATGTCCAAAAGGAAAGGCGTGGGCCAAAAGAACGTTTGATACATATCCAAGCGCTTATGCAAACATGGCAGCGTCTAAATATTGTAAAGATCCAAACTATGCAAAAGGCTCAAAGAAAAAAGCAAAAAAAATGAAAGATGGTGGCCTTGTAGGTGGAGGCAGACAAGCTAGGCAAAACAGGCAAAGAGGCTAATGGGCGAGCTAAAAAAATGGGTTGATCAAAACTGGGTTCGCATAGGGACAGATGGTTCTATTAAAGGAAAATGTGGAACCAGCAAGGACAAGAAAAACCCAGATCGTTGTTTACCAATGTCAAAAGCTAAAAGTCTTTCACAATCAGAAAGAGCATCTACAGCAAAAAAGAAAAAAGCAGCAGGTAAAAAAGGCAAGACTGTTGTATCGAATACTCCAAAAGCTAAAGTTAAATTAAAAAATGGCGGAGAAGTTAGAAGAATTGCTAGAGGTTGTGGTAAAGTAATGTCCAACAGAAGGAAAAAAACCAAATATTCTTAGAGGTAAGATTGGCTTATTTGTATAGTAATATACCCTACTTTAAATGTTGGGTAAGGAGAGAGTATACGCACAACCATGATAAATATCATGGTGAGTTCTTACATGCAATGGCAATTGGTGTAACCACCATGCCGACTAGATGTTTAAGTTTCCATATTATATTTACAGGCATAGAAGCTGAAGGTGAGCCAGAAGATACTATTCATGGCGGTGCTATGTGGGCCAGAATGCCAATTACAGCTTTAGTTGGCGATACTCCTTTTTCAGAGTGGCCCGAACCTATGGCAGTACACGATGCACAGCCTTGGGATTGTTCATCGCATACAAACTCAGTTTATGTTATAAATAGAGCAACACCATGTCCTTGGATGGCAAAGATAGATGGTCAATTTTTTCCTGCTAAATACATGTTTACAGTGGATTATGCTGAAAATGAAATAGCAGATGATCCAGCTCAACACAAACAAAGTCACGTATTAGAGTTGTTAGATGCAGGAGAATGGACAGGAAATATTGTTGCTTTACCCAACAACAGGGTTAGAGTAACTCATCCAGCATGGTTTGAAACAGGTAGTGGTGCTCCAGATTTTAAACCTTCGGGGCATATACACTATTCTAAATCTGATTTAGACTATACTTTAGATGTAAACAAAATTTTTGATAACTTATATGCAGAGGATGAATAATGGCAACGTCAAGCAGCACAGATTTTGAGCCAAACGTAGCTGAGTTTGTAGAAGAAGCATTTGAAAGATGTGGCTTAGAACTTAGAACTGGCTATGACTTAAAAACAGCAAAAAGATCTATTAACTTAATGTTAGCTGAATGGGCCAACAGAGGTCTAAATCAATGGACTGTAGAACAAGCTACTCAAACTGTTACTCAAGGCACAACAAGTTATACTTTAACTGCAAATATTATCGATATACTTGATTGTTCTCTTAGAAGAACAAGTGGTGGAACAACCACTGACTTACAAATGTCTAGAATAGGCAGAAGTGAGTTTTTAAACATACCAAACAAAGCTTCTGAAGCTAGACCTTCTCAATTCTTTTTTGAAAAATCTATTACTCCAGTATTAAATGTGTGGCCTGCTCCGGAAAACTCCACTGATATATTAGTTTTTAATAAACTTGTAAGAATGGATGATGCTGACAAAGCAACCAACACCATGGACATGCCTTTTAGATTTTATCCATGTTTTGCAGCTGGACTTGCATATTATATTGCAATTAAAAAAGCCCCGGAAAGAGTTGTTATGTTAAAACAAATGTATGAAGAAGAATTTGAAAGGGCTATGAGCCAAGATGAGGATAGAGCTTCTTTTAGAATCTCTCCATATAAACCAGGTTTATAATCATGGCGTATGCAACTGGTAAATACGCATTAGCCATTTGTGATCGTTGTGGATTTGAATATAAACTTTCTTCTTTGCGAAAAGAATGGAATGGTTTAAAAACATGTCAAGAATGTTTTGAACCTAAACACCCACAACTAGATCCTTTGCCACATGTTGTTGACCCTGAAGCTTTATACGAACCTAGACCAAGTAGTGATTTTGGAGTTGGTGAGGGTTTTGTAGTTGTAACATACACAGATATTACAAAAGGCAATTCAATGGACCCTAACATTATTGGGTCAAACTTTACTGTAGATAAAATGACAGGTTCTGTTGGAGAGGTTACAATCACATTATGACATTAACTGAACTAAAAACACTCATACAAAATTATGTTGAAAACGATGAAACAACGTTTGTTGCTACATTAAATGACATGATACTAAATGCTGAAGAAAGAATATTTGAATTAATTCAATTTGATTTTTTTAGAAAAAATGTAACAGGTAATTTAACAACTGGTAATACTTACTTAACAGCGCCATCAGATTTTAACTTAAGTTTTTCATTGGCTATTATTGATAGCAACAATGATTATCATTATTTAGACAAAAAACATCCTAGTTTTATGCGTGAATATTCTAATGATGCAGTAGCTACTTCAGAAAGAGGTAGGCCTTTGTATTATGCAGATTTTGATAAAGAACTTTCTACTGCATCTAACAATGGCTCAACTTTAATAGTTTCTCCAGTTCCAGATTCAGATTACAACGTTGAACTTCATTATCTTTACAAACCAACCAGTTTAACATCAGCAACCACTGGCACTTGGATATCTCAAAATGCTCGTAATGCATTGCTTTATGGTTGTTTAATAGAAGCATCTTCTTTTATGAAACTTCCTGTAGAAAGTCAAACCATGTATGAAGCAAGGTTTGGTCAAGAAGTTTCTAGACTTAAAAATAGAGCAGAGGCAAGAGGAAGAAGAGATGAATATAGGTATGATTCATTAAGAACAGAAGTTAGTTAGATTTAGAAAGGAGAGAGAATGGAAAAGATAAAAAGTCTTGAAGGCAAAAGTGTAGCTATTGTAGGTCTTGGTAAAAGTTGGCACGATTTTAATTTAGCAAGATCACATGGCGCAAAATTTGATGAAATATGGGCAATTAATGCAGTAGGATCTGTAATATTTCATGATAGAACATTTATGATGGACCCAGTCAGTAGGTTTCTAGACACTGATGATGCTGGGGGCCAAACAGATGGAATGATTGAAGTTTTGTTAAACGATGATAAGCCCATTTACACTTGTGAATTAGATGACAGATGCAAAAACTTAATAGAATTCCCTATTAATGAAATTTTAAAAGAATTTAATTGTTGTTATTTAAACAATACAGTTGCTTATGCAATTGCTTTTGCGTTGTGGAACAAAGTAGAAACAATTAAGCTGTTTGGAATAGACTTTAGTTATAAAGGTAATTTACACTTTGCAGAATCTGGTAGAGCTTGTGTAGAATTTTGGCTTTCTAAAGCCATGCATTTAGGTGTTCAAGTTGAGGTTGCTAAAACAAGTGCTTTGCTTGACACAGATGTTATAGCAGAAGAAAAATTATACGGATACCACAGGCTTAATGATCCATTGGTTGTAATGGCAGATGGAAAAGGTTTTATGACCAGCATGAAAATGAGTGAGGTAATGGAGGACAAAAAAGAAGTAAGTATAGAACCTATATTAATAGATAGAAACGATGGCCATCTTAAAACTCCGGAACCAAAGAAGTGGTAGATTCTTTAACACCTGATGGAATGCCTAAGTTGGGTATTGTTGAAGTTGCAACCACTAATTTTGGTGGACACTCACCTGAGTTTTGGGCCAAACAATTAACTCAAAAAATTGTTGGTTATTCAGACGAAAGCGATCAACATATAAAAGATCAAGCAAGAGCTTACGAAGATTTAATTTATAAAGTTTGTTTGATATATATTAAAAATGCTATAAAATCTTATAAAGCATCTTTGATACAAGAATTAGCTCAAGGAAATGCTGAAGACTTAGCAAAAATAATAAAAGGTATTTGAAATGGCAATAACATCTACATTGACAACTAGTTTTAAAAAAGAACTACTTGACGGCACACATAACTTTAAGGCATCAGGTGGTAATTCATTTAAGCTAGCTTTATATACAAGTTCAGCTACACTGGGAGCAGCTACCACAGCTTTTACCACTACAGGCCAAGCATCTGGGACCAACTACACATCAGGTGGAGCAGCATTAACCAATGTAAACCCTACAAGTTCGGGAACTACTGGTTTTACTGACTTTGCTGATTTAACTTTTGGAACAGCTACAGTAACTGCAAGAGGTTGTATGATCTATAACGATACTAACAGTGACAAGTCAGTAGCAACCATAGATTTTGGTGGAGACAAAACATCAACAGCAGGAGACTTTACAATTGTATTCCCAGCGGCAGCAGCCAGCACAGCGATTATAAGAATCGCCTAGCCTTAAATGGCTAATATAACAGGTTGGGGTCGAGGCACGTGGGGCCAACTTACGTGGGGCGAACCCCTTCCAGTTACACTTACAGCTCCAGGGGCAGGAACATCTGCTTTAGGCACTGTTGCAGTTGATGCAGAAGCTAATGTAATACCAACAGGCCAAGCTGGAACAGCTGGCGCTCCAACTGCTGGAGTTAATGCGCAAGCAATAGCTGTATTACCTGGAGTTGTAGGAACATTAGGCGCTGTATCGGTAAATGTAGATGGTGAGGCTAATGTAACTCTCACAGGCCAAGCTGGTACATCTGCACTTGGAACAATAAGTCTTGTTACCAATAACAATTTATCTGTTACACTTAATACTGCAACTGGATCTTTGGGAACAGTTACCACAGATGCAGCAGCAAACGTTTATCCAGTCGGACAAAGCGCTACAGGATCAGTAGGAACAGTTTTGATATGGTCACGTATTGATGAAAGCCAAACTCCAAACTATACTACTATAACAGACACTCAAACTCCCAGTTGGGAGGCAGTTGCGTAAAAACAAGAGGTAAATAATGGCAAGCACATATGTAAATGATCTCAGATTAAATGAGATGGCCACAGGAGATGGTTCAGGTACTTGGGGTACAACAACCAATACAAATTTAGAATTAATCGGCGAAGCTTTGGGTTATGGGACAGAAGGTATAACTACCAACGCTGATACCCATACTTCAACTATTGCAGATGGAGCAACTGATCCAGTTAGGGCCATGTATGTTAAATATACAGGTACTTTAGATTCAGCTTGCACCATTACTATAGCTCCTAATACTGTAAACAGAATGCACTTTATAGAAAATGGAACAAGTGGATCTCAAAACATTATTATTTCTCAAGGCTCTGGAGCTAATGTAACAATACCTCCAGGCGATACAAAAGCAGTTTATTTAGATGGAGCAGGTTCTGGAGCAGCTGTTGTTGACGCTTTTGCCAGTCTTAATGTTGTAGATTTAAAAGTACAAGATGATCTTACAGTTACAGACGATCTTATCGTTAATGGTGATATAGACCTAGAAGGTGCTATTGATGTTAATGGTACATCTAATTTAGATGTAGTAGACATTGATGGTGCTGTAGATATGGCTTCAACTTTAACTGTAGCAGGTGTTGTAGATATTACAGACACTACAGATT